AACGCAACTGGCGTTTAAGGAGATATAACGAATGGCTATTTCACGCGCACAAATGCTCAAAGAACTACTTCCGGGTCTTAACGCCCTGTTTGGTCTTGAGTATGAAAAATATGATGACGAGCATACTCTTATTTATGATACTGAGAGTTCTGACCGTTCATTTGAAGAAGAGACCAAGCTAAGTGGATTTGGTGCGGCTCCAGTTAAAAACGAAGGTTCTGCAATCACTTATGATTCAGCACAAGAGTCTTTCTCTGCTCGCTACAACCACGAAACAATCGGCATGGGTTTTGCTATTACTGAAGAAGCTATGGAAGATAACTTGTATGACTCTTTGTCTGCTCGTTATACCAAAGCTCTTGCTCGCGGTATGGCTTACACCAAGCAGGTTAAAGCGGCTAACCCTCTTAACAACGGCTTCACTGCCGCTTTTCAGTCTGGTGACGGTGTAAACCTGTTCACTGCTGTTAGTGATGGTGTTACTGGTGGTGGTGGTCACCCAACTGTAGGTGGTGGCTTTAACAGCAACCGTCCTACTACTGGCGCTGACCTAAACGAAACATCTCTGGAGAATGCAATTATTTCTATTGCAGGATACACTGATGAGCGCGGACTGCTTATTGCGGCTCGTCCTACTCGTTTGATCGTTCCACCTGCGTTGATGTTTACAGCAAATCGTTTGTTAGAAACTAACTCTCGTGTTGGTACTGCTGATAACGACATAAATGCTATCCGTAATATGGGTGCGATTCCAGAAGGCTATTCAGTCAATCATTATCTGACTGACAGCAATGCTTTCTATATCCTCACTGATATTCCTAACGGAATGAAGCATTTTGAGCGTACTGCTCTAGAAACTAGCATGGATGGTGATTTCGACACAGGCAATGTACGATACAAAGCCCGTGAGCGTTACTCGTTCGGCGTTTCTGACCCACTTGGCATTTACGGTTCTCCGGGATCAAGCTAAGTAACAGTAAATCTAAGGGGGTGTAAAAACCCCCTTTTTTATTTGTAATAAATTATTATTAACTATCCCTGACTGCTTAACAGCAGACTAACCCTGACAGGAGATTGACATGGGTACTACAACTTATACTGGAGCGGTTCGCTCCGAAAATGGTTTTTCAGATATTTCTAAAAACAGCGATACAGGTGCTGTAACAACTAATTCTACCTATAGCAATAATGCTAGTGTTGGTGGAACTCTTGCCGTCACTCAGTCTATCACTGGCAAAAAGTCTATTAACACTGACTTTAACGCCGCAGGTGCTTTGACACAAACTCTAACTGCCGCTCAGTCTGGAACTCTGTTCTTGATTAACGGAACAGCAAACAATGTTGTTAATATGCCTGCTCTCTCAACTGAGAATGTTGGCGTTCATTATGAGTTTCAACTGACCGTTGCTGTAGGCGGCAGTACCACAACTACGTTTGTACTTCCCGGTTCTGCTGTATCAGCTTTCCAAGGCATGGTTTCATTGGTTGCAGGAACAGCGGCTAACGCAGTAAGTGATGTAGCAGGAGATACCTTGACGCTAGTAAACTCAACCGTTCTAAACGCTAGAGTTTCTGTGACTTGTGTATCAGATGATGGAACTAACTCCAAATGGATGACAACTGTTCTTTCAACTCCAATTGCAACCATAGCTTAATACGCAGTTTAGTGTGTTAATATTGAGGGGTGAATTTCACCCCTTATTTTTAGGAGAATATAATGGCTGATGCAGTCGCAACACAAACAATTACAGATGGGGCTAAATTTGCCACATTTAAGTTTACCAATGTCAGTGATGGTTCTGGAGAAGCGGCAGTCAAGAAAATTGACGTATCTGCTCTCAGCAAAGACCCCATGACGGGTCAGGATTGCTCTAGGGTAGACATAAGCAATATTTGGTACAGTACTGTAGGTATGAGCGTAAAAGTCTTGTTTGATGCCTCTACAGACGTATTAGCGTGGCATCTTATTGCTGACTACTCTGATCAGTTGGATTTTTCTGGATTTTCTGGAATACCTAACAATGCAGGTAGCGGAGTAACTGGTGATATTATGTTAACAACCGTAGGACACTCTAGCGGTGATACTTATAGTATTATTATGAAAGTAATTAAATCTTATGGCTAGAAACTATAAGCTAGAGTATGCAAACTTTCACTCCAGACCTGAAGAGAAAAAACGCAGGGCGGAGCGTAATAAAGCTAGAAAGCTAATGGAAAAAAAAGGCCTTGTAAGAAAAGGCGATAACAAGGATGTTGATCATAAAGACAGGAATACTAGCAACAATTCGTCAAGCAACTTAAGAGTTTCTTCTAAAAAAGCGAATAGGTCTAGAAATGGAAGAAGAAAAGGTTAACTTAAAAAATCACGCATAGGGAATTTTTAAATGAAAGGTGTTAAGCATTACAAAAAAGATGGCACTGAGCATAAGGGTTCTAATCACAAAATGTCTGATGGCACTTTGCATACCAACAAGTCTCACACAAAAACCAGTGTAAAATTGTTTCACTTAAAAGATTTGTCAGCTAGAGCAAAGGCTAAAGCAAAGAAGGGTTAATTCATGGCAACACCTAGAAAAGGCAAAGCAAAAGTCAAAGTAACCTCGTCAGGCAAGAAGGTTAGTTATGGGCAAGCAGGAAATGCTAAAGGTGGTGGGCCAAGAGTTCGCGCAGGAACATCTAAAGGAGACAGTTACTGTGCAAGAAGCCTTGGTATAAAAAAAAGGCTTTCTAAAAAGAAACAAAATGATCCTAATACTCCTAATAACTTGTCTCGCAAACGATGGAAGTGTTCTGGAGCTAAATCCAAAAGGAAATAAAGATGGCAACTAGCGGAACATACAGCTTCAACTTAGACCTTGGCGATGCTATTGAAGAAGCATTTGAGCGAGCAGGGTTAGAGTTGCGTAGCGGTTATGATTATAGAACTGCTAGAAGAAGCATTAACCTTCTTATGCTTGAATGGCAAAACAGAGGATTAAACCTTTGGGCTGTTCAAGAAGGAACTCAAGCCTTAACAGGCGGTGACGGAACATATCCTTTAAGCGGTGATGTCCTTGATATCATTGAAGCCTTTGTAAGGACGGACTCTGGAAACAGCAGTAACCAGTTTGACCAAACATTAACCAGAATATCTATAAGCCAATACGCGCATTTATCTAACAAGTTAACAGAAGGCAAGCCTTTGCAGTTTTTCCTTGAGAAAGACCCAAGCTCTGTAACTGTTAACCTGTGGCCTGTTCCTGACAGCACCGAGACATACACCCTTGTTTATTACTTTATGCAAAGAGTTGAAGATACAGGATCACCTGCTTCAAATAATATGGATGTTCCTTTAAGGTTTCTCCCATGTTTGGTTGCAGGACTTGCATATCAGTTAAGTGTTAAGTACACAGAATCAAATCAAAAAGCGCCTTTACTCAAAGCTGAGTATGAAGAGCAGTGGAACCTTGCCGCAGATGCAGACAGAGAGAAAGCATCGTTGCATGTAACTCCCGGAGGATATAGATTTTGACAGCATCTAAAGGTAAAAAAGCCTTTGGATTTTGCGATAGAACAGGGTTTCGTTACAAGCTAACAGACCTTGTTCCGCAGATAGAGAACCAAAGACCAACAGGCATGCTAGTTGGTAAAGATGTTGTGGATGTAGATCAACCACAGTTACAGCTTGGTAAGGTTGCATTTACTGATAATCAAGCATTAAGAAATCCACGCCCTGACAGAGCATTGGATGAAAGTAGAATATTATTTGCGTTTAACCCTGTTGGTGGCGGTGTTACTGAGCTAGGTAGCTTCACAGTTGGGTTAGATATAGAATGCAATGCAGGAGAAGTTAAGGTGGTAATAGGCTAATGGCATTCACATACACTACATTAAAAGAGACAATACAGGATTATTTGGAGACTACAGAACCTACATTTGTAGATAACCTGCCAACTATAGTCACGCAAGCTGAAGAAAGAATCTTAAAAGAAGTACAGCTTCCTGACTTCAGAAAGAATGTAACAGGTTCTTTAACTGCTGATAACGAGTACCTTTCGGCCCCAACTGACTACTTAGGCCTTTATTCGTTAGCGGTTGATAACAGCGGGTATGAGTACCTGCTTAACAAAGACGTTAATTTTATTAGAGAAGCCTACCCTGTATCAACAGTTACGGGCGTTCCCAAATATTACGCAGTGTTTAACGAAAGCACTATTATAGTAGCCCCAACGCCAAATGCCTCTTTTACAGTTGAGTTACACTACTTCTATAGGCCAGAGTCTATTACTGTTGCTTCTTCAGGAACAAGTTGGTTAGGTGATAATGCTGAGAATGCACTATTATATGGATGTCTGGTAGAATCATATACTTTCCTCAAAGGGGATGCTGAGTTGTTGCAACTGTATATGGCTCAGTACGCTGAAGCTATTGGTCGATTAAAGACTCTTGGCGAGGGTTACGGAACCACAGACAGCTACAGGTCTGGCGCAGTACGTCAAGGAAGGAGCTAGTTTTGATTGAAGTAGGATCGGCTGAGACAGGAGTTGTTACTGTTGTTACGTCAGAAAACAAAGGGCTTGATGCAAGTCATTGGGCAGAAAGAGCAACAAGTAGAATTGTTTCGGTTGGTGGGAATTGCCATCCTGCAATTGCAGATCAAGCAGAAGCATTTAAGGGTCAAGTAAACAAGGTTGTAATGTTCTATATGGAGCAGGCAATAAAAAGCGATAGAACAACTTTAATTGCGTTACTTGAACAAAATCAACATTCAGATACAGCAGAAATTATTAGGAGATTATAATGGCAATTTCGCAGGCAATGTGTACTTCGTTCAAAAAAGAACTAATGGAGGGAACACATAACTTTTTAGCGTCAGGCGGCAACTCGTTTAAGTTAGCTTTATATACAAGCTCGGCTAGTCTGGGAGCAACAACAACGGCTTACTCTAGCACAAACGAAGCAAGTGGAACTAACTACAGTGCTACAGGCGCGGCGTTAACAAATGTAAACCCAACAACGTCTGGAACAA